CTACTGGACGACCAACATCTGCATCATCTGACCCTCCTCTAGTTTTTCTAGTGTCTCCGGCTGCTCGTAACCTATCTCGCTTATTCTTCTTTTTTGCCTCTTGTGCTACTGTTGGTTGTTTTGCTGGGTCTTTTCCTTCACGCTCAATCATGTCTCGTCTGAACTTTTGAATTACGTCTTCGACAACCTTATCTCTTTCTAGATCTACTTCATCTCTACTCATGCCAAATATCTTATCGTATATCCAGTCTTCAGATACCATTTGACCATTCTTAAGGTCATCAGCCAGTCTATTTTTAGAAGACCAAAGCTCTATCTTTTCTTGCTCGTATATTGTAGAAGGGTTTGTTAACTCTAAGCTAAAATCTACTAAGTCCTCATCTTTGTACCCCTGAGAATATAAGTGTACCAATGCTATTTTTGTAAGCTCTGAAACGGCTATTCTTTGTATTCTTTCTATTGTTCTTGCGAATCTAACATCCATGGCTGCTAAAGTTGCTTTACCATCTACCCCTTCTTCGTATCCAATAAAAGCCTTTGGCATTCTTAAAGCAGCCAACATTCTATTTTTTAGATACTCTATATCATCTGTACCGGTCCACTCTAATCCGCCTAGGTCTTCTATTCTAGTTCCACTGTTTCCACCTCTAGTTGGTAGATAAAAATCTTCTAGCATATTTTGTAGATTAAATTTAAGATTGTAATCACCGGTATTTTGGTCAACATAAGGTACTTTTTTCATTCTATTTATAACTTGTTGCATGTAAGAATCTACTTCATTCGGAGGAATGTTACCAATATCTATATTGAATACTCTTTTTGAAGGTGCTCTCATGATTCTGTGTATCATCATAGCGTCTTCCATAAGAGTTAATTGCTTCCACGTTTTTCTAGCTCCTTCTAACATTGATTTGCCATAAGGTAAAAAGTTTGTATCTGATAACATTCTAAAATGGGCTATCTCGTAGTTCTCAAAATAGGTTTTTGATCCTGCAGGCTTGTGATAGTTTGAAACTGCTCCGCCAAATGAAGGGTCGTGTAAAAATCTAACATATTCTGGTTTTGAAGGGTCAGTTCCCTCTTCTCTAATCATTTCATAAACAGAAACTGGTTCTACATTGACAACCCCAACCTTTTCTAGTATATTCATTTTTAGATAAAAGTCTCCATATTTAACCATGTTTCTAATCCATGGCCAAAGGTTAAACTCGATATTTAATACATCGTAAAATAAATTATCTAATATCTTTTTTATCTCTTCTTTTTCAGAATTTATTTTGAGTACGTCTCCAAACTCATTTTTTATTGTTGACTCGTCTGAATATATGTCTAAGGCAGAAGAAATTATGGAATCTGTATCCATTGACTCGTATTCGCTAAATAATTCTAATCTCAGTTGTGCAAATGCATTAGAAGGATTGTAAACACTATCTCTTCCTCTGCTCATATGAATCCTGTTGAATCTATCGACTAGTGAATTAGATGCTAGATTTCCTTTTGATTGAAGTCTAGATGGGTCGACAACCTTTAATTGATTATCTCCTATCTTTCTAACTATTGTTGAAGTAGAAAACGCTTTTCTTAATCTTCCAAAAAATGTTTTATCTGCCATAATATTCCTCTTATATAACCTATTTAATTAGCCAAGTTAAATCTTCATCTTTTCCGCCACCTAATCTCTGCTTCCAAGGGTCTGAATTTAATCCTGTGTTGGTGTATATTCCACCCGCTGATTTTCCTATTTTGTTAAGTGCCAGTTTATCTAGCTCTATCCCTTGTTGTTTAAGTTTTAGTGCGGTATCTCGTACCCACATTCCAATAGAAAAAGCCATTACCAGATCGTCGTTGTATCCTCTTTGAGCTTCAGCCTTACTTCCGTTCCAAACAAAAACTCTTAGCTCTTGTAACAATCTATTTGACCTGATTGTACACGCTTTTTCTCTTAAATAAATATCAAGTTTAGAGATTAAAAGTGGCCTAGTTTTAGCTGATGTTGTAAAACCTGGCGTCATTTGTGACTTATCCTTTAAATCGTAACCTTTAGTTAACTGCGTTGTAGCGTCTGTAACGCCATCTTGCTTATATGTATAATACAAGTTCTTGTAATTTCTATCTATTGCGCTTTGTATAGCACCAAATCCTACACTGGCATTTTCAATAACCAGTAAGGCATCATTATATTCTGTAGCAACCCCTACTAACATGTTACCAAAATCTTTAGGTGTTAGTTGTCCCCTATATTCTGCCACCTGTGATACGTTCTCTACGTCTAGTACA